CTCTCAATGTCAGTCTTCAAGCGATTATACAGCCCGACTTTGCTTGAGAAAATCGTCTCTCTGCCCATGCCATGTGGGTCAATGAAGGTAATATACTGCTTGCCATCTTTAATCAGCCACAGAATAAAGTCCGGATAAAATCCCGCGTCGTCAAAGAATCCGATACCCTTTTTGCTGCGATTGCGGATGAGATACAGCTCTTTATCCGCGAAATCTGCGGCTTGAACGGAGATATGCTTTTGGAGCGCCTTAACGAATTTCAGCTCGTCCTCATTCAGCGGGACGGGCGAAATCCCTATCTCCATGTTTCCCTTTGCCAAATACAGCAGCGGATTATACAAGTGAGCGGGGACGCTGATTGCCTCCATATCGCCTTGGCGCGGAATGGCAAAGTTCGGAAGTCTCTTTTCTTTCTTCGCCTTTTCGACTTCCTCTATGATCTTGCGAAGCCACAGTATTGCAGTCTCGTTTTCGCTGGTATCATCGATGCTGATACTGTACTCGTCTTTTTCGTCGTTTAAAAAGTTTTCATTGTCATCGTCCATCGGCACGAGGTCATAGCCGACCACCTGAGACTCCCATCGATTTTGTTCGGCATAATAGAATCTGTCAAAGTACTTTGTCAGCAGCGCTACGGATATTTTTTCAAATCGCTTGTAATCCTCAAAACGGCGCACGACAAGCTCGTCCTCCGGTATAAGGAGCTTGTACCACTGATTGTTATGAAGCAAATCCCTCACGGCTTGCCGCGTGATATTTACATTATGCCGCGCTTTTTCAGCCTTGTATCTTTGCAGCTCGGAGTAAATCGCTTCGTATTCTAAAAAAGCAAGATGCTCGGGGCGAAGCACGGCCACATTCTTTGTGACCTCTCCGGCGCTCCGCTTTTGCGAGGATTCAAACTGAACCTTGGAATAACAGTCAAGCGTGATTACGGGCAAGCCCGCTTCATAGCGTAAGAACGGTTTCGCGGCTGATTTCTTGAAATCCGCGCCGCCTTTTACGCGCAGGGAATAAAGACCGCTCTTTTTGTATGCCTTGTTCCGTATCACGGGCATTTTGAGAACAAGCGGCTGACCCTTTTCACTGGGGACGCCCTCGTTTTCGAGAAATTCCTTAAACTGCTTCATGTAATCTGCGCGGACGCCGAATATGTTGAGAGTTTCCAAAATGCCGATGTGCTTCGGCACTGCGGTTTCTGGAAAATCCTTTTTATAAAAGCCGCTGCGCTTGAGCGACATTTTGCAGCCCTTCAAACGAACGCCGCGCCCGAATAGCTGAATGATTTCGCTTCCTTCGCTGCGCCCTACGTTCATAAGCCCCATTGTGGACACGCGCCAGCAGTTCCAGCCCTCGGTGAATTTCTTTGAGCCGATGAGCAGATTGATGGTCGAATCGGGCTTTGTTATGCCTTGGAAAAGCGAATCGGAGAAGTCGATGGAGCCGGTATCGAAGCCGTTCTCCTCGCACAGGTTTAGAAGCGCCGAATCATCGCCGACGTTGATGACGCCGAACGGCTCGTTTTCGCCGAGGCGCAGACGGATTTCACCGCTTACGCCGCGGAGGTTTTCAATATGGAAGGTGCCGCCCAAAGAGGCGCAATTGAACACAGTTTTCAGAATGTCCGAATACATAGCTGCCGGTGCCATGCCGACCGCCGTCAGATACGGAAAGCTATTTCTGAAAATGTCCCTGTTCTTACTGTCGAGCAGACCTGTGTTGCCGGAAATAATGCGTTCAATATTCGCTGTGGAAACCGCTGTGTTCGCAACGAAGTCCCGGAAGAACAAGAGAATATCCACCACATCGGAAACCTTGCGTCCGCGCTCGGTGCGCACGGCATTGACGCTCGCGCCGACGAAGACGAACAGGGGATTTTCGATATTAAACGGGGCATATTCACTTTCCTGTGCAAGATAAAGCTTCTTCTGCTGATAATATGACATAAGACAGGCAGTAAGATATATATTGCGCTTCATCTCGTCGCTGTCGTCCGGCAGGTTGACGATGTTGTAATCCTTGCCGTAGCCGTCGCCGTAGAAATATTTGTAGGAGTAATCGAAGATGATGCACTTGGCGTATCGCTCCGACAGTGATTTATCATTGGAGGATGCAATCGCCTGCCCGAAGGTCGCCGAATACTCAAAGGAAAAACCGTCGGAACATAGCTCGTCGCGGTATTTCTGCCATTTGCCGTCCTTTCCGGAGGATGAGCCGCGATGCCCTTCATCTACAAATACGACATTCCGGCTGCCAAAACGCTTAACGGACACGACTGTGTCTTGGTCTTTATCGCCCAGCTTCGTATTCTCAAGCACGCTGATCTCATTGGCGCTTTGCGTCCAACGGCTTGTGGCTTTATCATAAATCCTTGCAGTAATGCCAGAATCAGCATAATCTTCGATATGCTGGAGAGAAAGCCCTTCTTTCGGCGTCAGCAAAATGTATGTGGCGTCATCCGGCAGCTTCCCGCCGGAGTAGTGCATATACTGATAATAATTGATATGCATGATGAGCGTCTTGCCGCTGCCTGTGGCATTCCATACAGCGATTTTATTGAGGTCTTTCGCCTCATACGGCTCATAGCTGTCATTCGGATACTGCGCGTTAAAATCGGTAATATAGGCGGTCAAACCATCGATCAAATCTTGGCGGTCATTAAAATATTTATCGAGGTAGTATTCGACAAAAAGCAGCGACAGATATTGAAAGTATTTCAACACCATTGGCTCGACGCGTTTATCGTTGATCTTCCGCATATGGGAAACGATATTCAGGTCATAGCGTGCAAGTGTTTCTTCGCTTATCGTACATTTGCCGCCGAATTGTGCTATCAGTTGCTTATAAAAGCCCGTGATGCCCTCGCCGTCGATTTCTTCCAGCGACGGTCTTTTCATGTTCGCGGAAAGCTCGCGTAAATCCGAAACGCCGAACTGCGCCAGCAGATAACGGTTCAATATGAGCTTTTGATAGAATTTTAGCTGCGGCTCGCTCGCCGTTATTCTTCGTGCCATTGTGCCGTCTCCTTATTTCGCGTCCTCGAACATACGCTTTTTCATTTCCTCATCGATGAGGATGACCTGCCAGCTCTCGCCGTTGCCGCGTAGATTTAAAAGGTTGTTGTCGCAGTTGACATATACCCGCCTGAAGCTCTGCGCGTTCGGGAGCGAGAGGAAATATGCGTCGAGCGCGGCGTTGTCCTTTTCGATGTCGCCGGACATCTCTCGCCATAACACGAGCGTCTTGTCACCGCTCGGCACGGTACCCTCAACGGCTTTGAATTTGTAAGTATCGCCTTCTTTGAGCGCGGCGGAAACCGCGCCGTATTCGCCCGTGGCAAAGTCGGCGTCGTATGATACTAACGCATGGCTTTTTTCGACCGTAAGCCCGATCAGGTAATTGAAGGTCTCCACAAGGTCGATGGCGCGCTCCGCGCTTTCGAGATTGCGCGTGATGTTCATTTTGTAGCTGAACGGCTTGTCCAGCTTTTCGACGTTTAAAAGGCTGGCGCTGCCATCCACCTCAGTGCCGAGCATATACGAGAGCATATAGCCTTCCCGCGCGTCGCCGAGCAAATCATAATTGCAGCCATGAAGGACGATGTTGTTGAGCGTATCCTCGTAGGATTCGAGGCGGAGATATTTGAAGGCATGGGAGCTACCTTTGCGGGAGACGGGCTTGCCGTCCTTCCAGTCTTCAGAGTAGATAACTTTTTCAACACGCGGCTTTGTTACGGTGTTAAAGTATTCGCCCATTTCCACAAGGATGTATTTTCGGTTTTCGCCGTCTTCGCGGTTCAGGTTGATGACAGCGTGGGCGGTTGTGCCGGAACCAGCGAAAAAGTCTAATACAATGTCCTCTGATTTTGTATTTGTGATTTTAATGCTATCGCATACAGCAGCAACAGCTTTTGGGAAATCAAAAGATTTGTCTGCTCCGAACATATTAACAAGGACTCTTGTTCCATTATCTCTGGCAGAGTATTCTGCTTTGTCCCACCATGTTCTGGGCAATACTCCTGCAGTTTGGAGATATTTCCTTTTATATAACTCAATTCGCCGGTCTTTTTCTGTAGCTTTTATTGTGCCGATTTCGTCGACAAAACGCTTAATGCCAAAGCGCCATACACGTTCTCTACCCTCGTCATCTATAGGATATACGGCAACCTCATTCTCAAAACACTCTTCTTCAACAATCCATTTTCGCTGTAACTCATCCCATAACATTTTTGGCAAGCGAATATCAAGAGAATTTTGCTTCACATAAATCGGATAATATTGTTTAGGTCTATCACTGCGGAACGACGATGAACTGTTTTTTCTTAAATTCTCCCATTCGAAGCAATCTCCTTGCTCATCCTGCTCACCATATCTTGCCGTTTGCGCATCCGAATGCGGAAGTCGTCCAACAATACACTGTGTCTTATCTTTTGCATAAAACAAACCATATTCATGATTTACTGAAAATCCTAATACTGTAGAGCGCCCAGATGGATTGTTTCGAATTGCAGTAGTTGCAAGCAAATTGTCTCCCATAACACCATCAATGATATGTTTTAAGTCATACAATTCATAGTCATCGATTGTAACGCATATTAAGCCTTTTTGCTTAAGTAAAGACACACCGCGAAATAGGCGATCTTGCATTAGTGAACACCATGAAGAATTCTCATACCCATTTTTGTACAATATTTTTGTCGCGTCTGTATTGTATGGTGGGTCGATATAAATACTTTGAATTTTGTCAGAATATTTCTTTCGTAACAATTCCAATGCCTGCAAATTCTCACTATGCATCATCAGCCCATCCATATTTTCGTCCAAGCCGTCAATGCTGTCAACAAGCCGCTCTTTGAAATCCGTGCTGAAAAACGCCGTGTCCAATACAAGGAATGGATTCTGCTTCAAAAAATCTACCGTAAGGGGAACGGAATATGCAAGCGTAGCGGCATTTACAAGATCGCCATCTGTTGCTTCAATCTCATCAATGGCGAAAAGACGCACCCATTCCTCGCGTTGGGCTTCGTTGGCGGCGATTTCGGGATACATTGTCTCCGGCACACGGTCGAGCGTTATGCAGTAATTCGTTTCGACCACGAATTTCTTTTTGAGATACAGCTTCTTCTGAAAGTCTTCAATCTGCGCTAAGAATGTGATGATTTTCCTCGCGATCTTGCGAATGACCTTTGCTTTCGTCAGGTATTCCTTTGTTTTCGACTCGTCTTGGTCGTCGATGTCGTCAAGGAAAATAACGTCGTTTTTGATATAAAAATCAAGTTCGCGGCGCAGGAATTTACCCAAATCCTTATGGATGAAGTAGTCAAATGTGTTGCGGGCGGTATAGCGATTGAGCTGACGCTCAAGCAGCGTTTTACCGTCTGTTATCGTTAGGATGGCTGAAAACGGCCGATGCTCGGGCTGATTTTGCACAGCGGCAAACGCCGACACAATCTCTTCGATGCATTCAGCCTGATTTTTTCTTCCACCGTTTTTGTACTCGACATAAATGTATAGGACGCCGCCAATGACCTCAAACGGCTTATCGATGTGAAGCTGGAAGAAGCGTTTCTCATTAGCTTTGTTGTTGTCCCGCTCGGTATCCGCTTCGACGAGCTTGAAACGAATGGTGTCGCCGTACATCGTTTTGAAGGTGTAATCCGTGAAATACTCACTCGTCTTCACGTAATACTGGTCGGCATTCGCCCAGTGCAGCTTGACCTCCTCGCCCTCGTAGGGAATAGCATACATGCCATCCTTATAGCGGCGCTGGGATATAAAATCGCCGTCGTCGTAATAACGGGAGAAAAAATTTGTCAGGTGGTTATAGACATCAGCTTCCACAGCCGTGATGTCAACGCTTCCGGCAAGGGACTTTTTCTTTTCCTCAAGTTCAGCAACGGCAGCGGCTTTTATTGCATCAGAAAGAGGCGCGGCTTTTGTGTCCGCGATTTGCTTATCAATAGCGGCAATGTCGGCGGCTGTGTCCAGCCCGGCAAGCTCACTTAAGCCCGCTGTGATTTGCGCGGGCAGGTCTTCTTCAATAAATCTATTGACCTCGTCGCGCTTCATGCGCATAATGCGGTAAATGCCAAAATCGAGGTCTGACTGGTCAAATTGAAACATCTCGCGGAGGATGTTCATCAATTTTTTCTGGTTTTCGGTCATTTCGTGGTACCTTCCTTTCTGCCATCTGTGGCAGGAGCATTGTCTGGAACGATTTCCATGATGTCGCTTATATCGCATTGCAGAGCGACACAGATTTTTTGCAGAATCTCTGTGTTAACATTTTCATTCTTTCCAAGCTTTGTAATAGAAGTTGAACTGATACTGGCAGCTTGCTGCAGGTCTTTTTTCTTCATATCCCGATCAATCAGCAGTTTCCAAAGCTTTTTGTAACTGATAGCCATGTGTGTTCTCCTTAAAAAGAATAGGATGCATAATGACAGAATAACACAATACGACTGACATTTCAAGAAAAAAGCCGCAATCGCTTGATTTATAACCGAAAACAATTGATATGGCATTTTTTGTCTGTTATACTGAATGTACATAACGATTAGGGGGCGATACGGTGTCTACCGGACGTTCTTTTGCCGAATATGTGAAGATTAAATGCTATAACGGCCTTTGCGATACTGCCGATCAATATGTAAAAGAAAACTGGCAGCATCTCGACTTGTATTCCAAACGGGTACGGTACATCGAAAACGCCGAATTCATAGATGCGACGATTCAGCGAGTATACGTCAGCGACCTTCCCGGGATGCGTGTCGCCTTTGATGTTGTCCTGGAAGTTGAAATAGAGGTGTCTGAGGCAAAGCGCAATAGCGACTACTCCGATGAATGCTTCCCTTGGATACGAGTTTCCTGCGAGGGCAACTTGTCCTGCACCCTCGATGATTGGAATATTACCAGCATAGAGCCGTATAGCAAAAAGAACGCCCCGGAGAACTCGCTTTCCGATGCACTCGTTCCATATATCCCCAATGACAAGCTGGAGGATGTAGCAGCCGCTTTTCTCAAAGACTATTATCCGGAAGCGCTCCAAATCCCGCGCAGCGGTCAGCCGCCGGTCTATGTTGAACCGGCTATTCTGGCAAACAGGCTGGGACTAACAATAAGCACGCATCGCATCAAAGAGGATGCGTCCGTATTCGGACAAATCTTCTTTGTTGACAGCGATACCGAAATGTTTGATGTTCGTACCGGCACGGCAAAGCCGGTTCATGTGGATGCCAAAACCATCGTTGTAGACCCGGAGATGTATCTCCTCCGCAATCTTGGGTCGGTGAACAATACCATAGTCCACGAATGCGTCCATTGGGTAAAGCACCGCAAGGTTTTTGAACTGGAAAGACTATATAACGACAAAGCATCCAGCATCAGCTGCGAAGTGGTTGGCGGGGCAAAATCAGAAATTGCGAAAATGGCTACGGAACACATGGAACGGCAGGCAAATCAGCTGACTCCAAGAATCCAGATGCCGGCCGGGCCCTTTAGGGCGAAGGCCGACGAATATATTGCGAGGTTTATGCGCGAGACTCGCGCATCCCACCCCATAGATGTAATGGAGATGGTCATTACCGCTTTGGCGGCGGACTTCGGCGTTTCCAAACAATCCGCAAAAATCCGCCTTGTTGAGCTAGGCTTTGAAGAAGCCGTTGGTACTTTTACATATATTGATGGCCGCTATGTAAAGCCGCACAGTTTCAAAAAAAGCGCTATTAGGATTAACCAGACCTTTTCCATCGGCGCACAGGACGCCGCCATTGAGCGCTTTAAAAATCCTGTGCTTCGCTCACTGACTGAAAACGGCGATTACCTGTATATAGACAGCCATTTCGTATTTAACACTCCGCTGTATGTCGATTACAATGCAGACGGCAGGATAGAATTAACGGATTATGCTCGTTCCCATATGGACGAGTGCTGCCTTGTCTTTGATATGACCATTGTGGGCAATGTCAAAGAAACCTACCACACCGTCTGTTTCCTCAACAGAGAGCTGAGCGACATCACCTTCGAAATAGCATACCATAACGGCTATGAGAATGCGCCGCCCGCGCGGCAGATTGCGATGCGGCAAAAACTTCAGGCTGAATATACAGAAATCCGCAAGCAGATGACCGATGACCCGGAGCAATGCATGGAGTTGCTGTTAAATTGGAGAGGCACCAATTACACCGAGCTCGGTCTTGAGATAGACCGCAATCCTGAAACCATCAGCAGGACGGTCAAAGGCAAAACAAAGCCCCAAGTGGAAACAGCGGCGTTAATCTGCTTCGGGCTGCACCTTCCGCCGGTTATAAGCCAAAAGCTGATGGCTGTATTGGGTTGCCCGTTAAATCTGCTAAAGACAGAACATCAGTGGATAAACGAGGCATTGACTCTCAAATATCCCGAATCCGTCGACAGCGTTCGTCAATATCTCAGAATGTACAATGTAATTATTTAAATTTTTCAAGCCCAAAAGTCGATACGGCGTGTCGAGTTTTACGGCATTATAAGGAAGCTCCCGAGAAGCTCCCGAAATGAATTCTCAGTAAAAGAGTTCGTTTCGGGGGCTTTTTGCGCTTTATATACCGTTTTAAGCGCTTTTTCAACCCGACATGGTATGTCCATTTTGGAAGAAAATTCGGTGCTAATATGAAAATGTAATAAATCTCAAAGCCTGAGATGCGCATTAAGGCGGCGGGATACATACGAAGTTCCACGTACGGCAAACGCCGTGTTCGGAGCCTTGGATGTACCCACCGTGCCTTGCCATGCCCATTTTCAGGCAAAAGCGGCCGGTGTACATCGATGCACCGGCTTTTTATGTGTCCTCGCCGCAATCCCCGCACCAGGCGGAAAGGACACAACGCATGAAAATTCAATGGAACTTTGCAGACGGAACCAAATCGGAGGTCGAGGTCGACGAGGAAATCGGCAACTTTATCACCGCATCGCGGAGAGCGGAAAACAGCGCGGAGCGCGGTCATCGCCGCCACTGTTACTCGCTGGACGCCATCCTCTATGAGGGCAAGGAGTATGGGACAAGCTCCACGCCCGAAGATGACGCGGAGACAGAGGAACAGCGTGAACACATCAACGAAGCTTTCTCGCATCTTACCGAAAAGCAGCGGCAGCGGCTAAAAATGTTGGCTGACGGTTTATCATGCCATGAAATCGCCCGTCGAGAGGGCGCTAATTTCAGAACCGTTCATGACTCCGTCGAGGCCGGAAAAAAGAAATTCAAGAAGTTTTTCTAAACACCCCATCAAAACACCCGCTTTTTGTCCGTATTCCGAGGAACACAACAAACCGTTCCTCGGAAAGGACGGAAAAAGCATGAAGCACAATCTCAGCATCAGTGTCTCCAGAAAGCCGAAAGACGGCGGCATCGTCAGCTGTCAGCGGCTCGCCATCCGGGAACGGCTGCTCCGCCGCCTGCTTGGCGAAAAGCGCAGCGTGACAGTCATCGTTCCCGGCGACACCGTCGAGTGCGTATCCATCACGGAACTGCCGGATGGAGGTGACGTCGCCGTTGAAAAATGACAACGCGCCGCTGCTTCCGATGCCAATCAAGGCAACACCCTACGCCCATCAGGTCGCCGCGTTCAATTTCGTGTGCAATAAATTCGGCCTGCTGCCGGATGCCGCATATTCATCCTGCGGCTGCGGTGCCGCGCTGCTCATGGAAATGGGCACCGGAAAAACTCTCACGACGATTGCGGTTGAAGGCGCTTTGTTCAAAACGGGACGGATTCGTCGTGTACTGGTCGTTTCTCCGCTTTCAGTTACCGGTGTCTGGCAAGAAGAACACGACGCTTATGCCGACTTCGACTATAACCTCGCCGTTCTCAAGGGCAGCGGTACAAAGAAGCTCGATATCCTCCGGCACATGGCGGGTCAAGCATTGCAGGTGGTCGTTATCAATTATGAATCCGCGTGGCGGCTGGAGAATGAACTGGCGGCATGGAAGCCCGACCTTATCGCCGCCGACGAGGGACACAAAATCAAGACGCACAATATCTCCGCCTCCAAGGCGATGCACAGACTGGGTGCGGCGGCGAAATACCGGCTGCTCCTGACGGGTACGCCTGTGACGAACAAGGCCATCGACGTTTTCTCGCAGTACAAGTTCCTTGACCCGCGCATCTTCGGACAGAGCTTTTACGCATTTCGCAACACCTTCTTTTTTATGACTGGCTACGGCAACCACACGCCCGTTTTGAAAAAGAGCATGGAGGACGAGCTTACCTGCCGCATGCACTCCATCGCGTTCCGCGCAACAAAGGCCGAGTGTTTGGACTTACCATCCACAACCGATATCGTCCGAAAAGTCGAGCTGGAGCCGAGGGCAATGAAGCTGTATCAGAGTCTGGTCAGGGAGAGCTACGCCGAACTGACTGGCGGCGAGGTCACGATCACCAATGTTCTGACGAAGCTGCTGCGCCTGTCCCAGCTCACGGGCGGATTCATCGGCAGCGACGAAAGAAGCGCAGCTGAGCAGGTCAGCACGGCAAAGCTGGAGGTTCTGGAGGATATCATCGATTCAGCCGTGGAGGAAGGCAAGAAGCTGGTTGTCATCGCCCGCTTCGTTGCGGAGCTTGACGCCATCTGTCAGATGCTTGAAAAGAAGCGCGTCAACTACTCCCTCATCAAGGGCGACGTCAAAGACCGCCACGAGCAGGTGGCGAAGTTTCAAAACGACCCGGACGTGCCAATTTTCGTCGGACAGATCGCCACGGCGGGCTTGGGTATCACGCTCACGGCTGCAAGCACAATGCTTTTCTACTCGCTCGACTATTCGATGTCCAATTTTGAACAGTGTAAAGCCCGCATCCACCGCGCCGGTCAGCGTATGCCCTGCACCTACATCTATTTGACCGCCGCCGACACCGTTGACGAAAAAGTGCTGAAGGCACTGAAGAGCAAGGCCGACCTTGCCAAGACGCTGGTGGACGATTACCGCTACGGCAACAACCCGTTCATGTAAAGGAGATTTTCACGATGGACAATTCCGAAAGGATGTTTGAACTCGCAGATCGGCTCAAAGCCCTTATGGATAAGAAAAAAAAGGCCGAGCAGCACCTCAAGGACGTAAACGCGGAGCTTGACGAGACCGACGCCGCGCTGACGCAGCTCATGACAGATACGGAGACGCAAAACTTTACCCGCTGCGGCACCATGTTCTGCCTCACCAATACCCTCCGCGCCTCGGTGGCCGTAGAACGCAAGGAAGAACTGTTTGATGCTCTCCGCGCCGAGGGGCATGGCGGCCTTATTTACGAAACCGTCAACGCCAATTCGCTCTCCGCTTTCGTAAAGGAACAGATCGCCGAGAACGGTGATGTATTGCCCGACTGGCTTGAAGGGCTGGTCAACGTATTTGAAAAAACAACCGTGGGAGTCCGCAAGGCTGCCCGTAAATGATGAAAGGACGGCATAACGCTATGAAAAACAATGAGAACACGGCTATTACAACTACGAACAGCGCATTTCTGGCGCTGAAGGACTTCAATCTGAGCGATGCGCTTTCCGAGGAGCTTTCCGGCCTGTCCGGAAGCTTCGAACGCATCAAAATTCCCGCCGGAGGCATGACGGTATTCGAAATCCCCGGCGAAAATCCCGACTCCCCCGAAACCGTCAAGGAGTTTTCGGCGGTCATTTTGCACCACCACCCGCTCAACGCCTATTACAAGGACAAGTATACGGGCGGCTCCAACCCGCCTGATTGCGGCAGCTTCGACGGCGTGATCGGCACCGGCAACCCTGGCGGCGAATGCACCAAGTGCCCGTATAACAAATTCGGCTCTGGCGAGAATGGCGCGAAAGCCTGCAAGAACCGCCGCCGCATCTATCTTCTGCGCGAGGGCGAGATATTCCCGCTGATCCTCTCGCTGCCGACCGGCTCGCTCAAGGATTACAGCCGCTACATCATGCGCCTGCTCACAAAAGGCAAAAAGTCCAACGCCGTTGTCACCAAATTTACGCTGAAGAAGGCTACGAACAACAGCGGCATCGCATACTCACAGGCGCAGTTCTCGGTCGACCGCGCTCTGACCGAGGAGGAGTATGCACTCATCTCCGGGCTGACCGAGCAGGTCAAGGCGTTTTCCGTCCGCGTCGGCTATGACAACGACGTTTCGGCGGATACCGCGCCGAATGCAGATCCCGAAACCGGCGAGATTATCGAGCCCCTCGCATAACACAACAGCCGCAGGCCGGGCGGACGCGTTCCGCTCGGCCTAACGCGGCGGATAGGAGCATGTATGGACTACAAGACCATTTATACAAAAAACGGGATACGGGATTACATCGCCGGAACAAAGGTCGTCGCGTTTGACTTTGAAACCGCGCCCGACGACGAATGGCGCGACGAACCCAAGGCGGCGCTGGATGCGCACAAGGCGCATATCGTCGGCGTCAGCCTTTCCGTTTCGGAGTGCAGCGCCGTGTATATCCCACTGGCGCATAAGGTCAGAGATAACGTAAGCGACCGCGCGGGTGTTCTGGAATACCTGCGCGAGGCTGTTTTTGAAAACCGCGACGTCATCAAGGCGGCGCACAACCTTTCCTTCGAGGCAATGTTCCTGTACGCGATGGGAATCGTGGTGTGCGAGCCCTGTTACGATACCATCGCGGCGGCGCAGCTCACGCTCAAGAGCAAATTTGAATTTCGAAATCTGTCAGACAGCGGTCTGAAGCTGCTGGTGACGTCGCTTTTCGGCGCGGATATGCCGGACTTCAATACCGTTACGGCAGGACGGCATTTTGACGAGTTGAACCCGCAGGATGCGGAAACCGTCCGATATGCCTGCGCCGACAGTGATTACACCTTGCGCCTTTATCACAAGTTCAACAGTTGGTTTGCCAAAAACCTGCCCAGCCACAGAACCATTGTAGAGCATGTCGAGTCGCCCACGGCGGTCTACTGCGGCATGATGAAGTATAACGGCGTTCCCGTGGATATGGCGGCAATGAAGGAAAAGCAAAAGGAAGCCGAAATGAAGCTGGCTGCCCTTCGCGCGGAGCTTGACGAGCTGACCGGCGGCGTGGATATCGGGGCAAACGCCTCGACATCGTCCTTTAAGCAATATCTATACAAAGACCTCGGCCTGCCGGTGCTGAAAACCACGGAAAAGCATCAGGAGGCGGCGGACGACGCGACGATGATACTGCTTGCCGAGTATTGCAGAGAAAAGCGCCCGGAGCTTATCCGTCTATTTGAGCTGGTGCAGGAATACCGCAAGTGGGGTAAGCTCAAAAGCACATATATCGACGGATATTTACAACACATCAACAGGACCACAGGACGCATCCATCCCGACCTTATGCCGCTAGGTACGGAGACAGGGCGCTTTGCGGCGAGGAACCCGAACATGCAAAACTGCCCGCGCAAGGATAATGATCCTGTGGGAGTTCGTAAGTTTATCGCCGCGCCTAAAGGCAGCTTGCTCATATCGCTGGACTTTTCTCAAATTGAGCTTCGCGTCGGTGCGTTCTATTGCGGTGATCAGCGCATGAAGAATACTTACCTTGCCGGTGGGGATATCCACGCCCAGACCACGGCCGTCATATACGACATACCGTTCAGCGAAGCGGCAGACAAAGAAACGCCGCACTACAAGGAACGCAGGACAATAGCCAAAAATTGTAATTTCGGCGTATTTTTTGGTCTGTTCGCAGCGGGGCTACAAAAAACCCTGCGCTTCAAGGCCGGGCTGAACATGTCAAAGCAGGACTGCGAAAAAATCATCAGCAACCTGAAGGCGGGATACCCCGGCTTGACGCGCTGGCAGGACGAAACGAAAAAGCGCGCCGCCGTAACACTGTACGCAGAGACGTGGCTCGGACGGCGCAGATACATCATCGGCATATTATCCGAGGACTGGGGCCAGCGCTCCTTTGCCGAGCGCTGTGCCATGAATACTCCGATTCAGGGCACTGCCGCCGATATCCTTAAGCTGGCGATGGGACGCATCGTCGCGGGCATGAAGGAGCGACCGTGGCTGAAACCCTTATTACAAATTCACGATGAGCTGGTGTTCGAGACCCCTGCGGACAAGCTCGACGAAGCTGTCGCATTCGTTAAGGCCTGCATGGAAGTGCGGCCCTTTCCGGAGTTTGACGTGCCGATCATCGCAGAGGCCGCATACGGCTTAAACTTCGGCGAGCTGAAAGAAATGGGGTGAGCGAATGGGAGTCAATCTTTACAATTCCGAGGGCTATCTTGACCCCACAGCGCACGACGCGATGGTGAATGTCCTCAAAGAACAGCGCAAACGCCCGTATATGCCGAAGGTGTTCATCTCTTCTCCCTTCGCCGGAGACACCAAGCGGAACGTTGAAAACGCTCGTCGCTATTGCGCCTTTGCTGTACGGTCAGGGTATATCCCCTTTGCGCCACATTTATTCTATCCGCAGTTTCTCTCGGACGGCGACACAGAAGAACGCGAGCTTGGAATATTCATGGGCATGGTGTTCATGGACGGCTGCAAAGAGGTGTGGGTGTTTGGCGAGCACATCTCGCCCGGCATGGAGCGCGAAATCGATCGCGCCGGTAAGCACGGCATTCCGGTCAGATATTTTAACGACCAATGCGAGGAGGTGTTCCCGAAATGAGCTATCCGCAGGAACTAATGGAACGGAAGCAATGGGTCAACTGGCGGCTCATTCCCGATAAGGACGGCAATGACAAAAAAATGCCGTTTAATCCTATAACGGGCAAGGGCGCAACCTCCAACAATCCGGCGACATGGACGGATTATGCTACCGCCGCCGATGCACTGGAGAGATACGGCTTTACGGGGCTGGGCTTCATGTTCACGAAGGACGATAACCTTGTAGGCGTGGATGTTGACCATTGCTACGACCCGACAACAAAGACTTTCAACGATACCGCGAAAGCCATCATCGCGAGGCAGCCGACCTACATGGAGTTTTCGCCCTCTGGCACAGGCATACATCTTTTCTTCAAAGGCAAGATGCCTGGCACCGGCAACAAAAATAACAAGACCGGTGTGGAAATGTATGAGCATACCCGCTACTTCACCATGACAGGTAAAAAGCTGGATGGTGTGACCAACACCATCGCCGAGGATGACGGTACGCTCAAATGGATTCACGAGACATATATTCGCGCTTCCAAGAAGCAAAAGAAAAAACAGAAAAAGAGTACCTCGCTCCAACTTTCCGACGATGACCTCCTGGAACTTGCTCAAAACGCCGAAAATGGCGAATCATTCTCGAAGCTGTGGGCTGGCGAATGGCAAGATAATTACGCCAGTCAGTCCGAAGCGGATATGGCGCTCTGCTGCAAGCTGGCGTTCTGGTCAGGCAAGGACAAAGAGCAGATGGACCGGCTGTTCCGGCAGAGCGGACTGTTCCGTGAAAAGTGGGATACGCGGCATCACGCCAGCGGCGCGACTTACGGCGAGGAAACGCTGGGCAAGGCCTGCGAGCTGACGGAGGACGTCTACACGCCCGGCGGCAATGCGCCGGTCTATGAGTATAAAGGACAATACTTCCGCACCAAGGGCGAAAGCACCTATCCCATCACGAACTTTGTATTCGTGCCAGTAGAAATGATTATCGCCGAGGACGAAACACAGCTCACGGCGAATCTGGTGACCGTGCGTGGCGAAACATATCCACTGACTTTTATGACCACCGACTATGCCAATCAGCAAAAATTCAAGAACACGCTCAATCGGCGCACCATCGCGCTCAGCTATACTGGCTCGGACGGCGATCTGGAGCTGCTCAAGGCCTATGTTTCCGAGCTTGATTGGCCGACAAAAACTGGCGTCAAAGCGATGGGCATTTTCAGGCACGACGGCGGCTTAGTTTTTGTGACGACAGACGGCGCTGTGAACGCGTCCGGCGCGGATGTGCCCGACATGATACAGCTCGAAAAATACCGCAGCATCGACAGCACCATCTTGACGGCAAAGCCCTTGACGGCAGAACAGCTACAAAAGATCGGCGAGCGGCTCATAACCTACAATGAACCGGCGAAGACCGTCCCTATCCTCGCATGGATAGCGGGGTGCTTCATCAAAGCGCACCTGCGGGAAAAAAGCGTCAAGTTTCCGCATCTCATGCTCATCGGCGAAGCGGGCAGCGGCAAGAGCAACACGCTGGAGCGGGTCATCATGCCGGTGTTCTCACGCGCAAAGATCATCGCCGCCGGGCAGACAACGGCATTCACGCTGATGAAGGACGCGGCGTCCTCAAACACCATCCCGATGGCGCTGGACGAATTCAAGCCGTCAAAGATAGACAGATATCGCCTTGACGCCCTGCTGAACCATTTCCGCAACAGCTATGACGGGCAGGAAGGAATCCGCGGCCGCGCTGACCAGAGCATCGTGAGATACGAGCTTCTCGCTCCGCTTGTCGTGGCCGGTGAAGAAGCGGCGGACGAGGCGGCAATTAGGGAGCGCAGCATAGAACTGCTGTTTTCCAAAAAAGACTTGAAGACGGTGGAATACCGCATGGCATTCGGATGGCTTTGCGCCAACGCCGAGCTGCTCGGCGGCCTCGGACGCAGCTTGCTGAACATGGCGTTGGGCACAAAAACCGCCGATGCATATGGCTGGTATGAGGACAGCCTCGGCACGTTTGCAAAAGAACTGCCCTCGCGGGTCGTAAACAACCTTGCCTGTTTGATGGCGGGCCTGCGGCTGCTCGAAAAGCTTTGCCGAGATCTTGGCCTTACATGGCGCGAGGTGTTTCCGTACAGTCTGGACGCCTGTTCTAAGTACATCGAATACGCGGCAAAAGAGTATTTACTGGATGGCGGCACTAACAACAAGAGCGTCGTGGAGCAGACGCTTGAGATCATGTCGCGCATGGGACTTGATCCCAAGAGCGAATACGACATCATTGACAACGGCAAGGTTCTGGCGCTCTGGCTCAATCACGTCTACGACCGCTATACAAAGTACCGAAAGGATTACGCCATTGTCGGTGAAACGCTGACTTACGCGCAGTTTAAAAAGCAGCTTCAGCATTCGGACTATTTCCTGGAGAGTAACATATCAAGGCGGCTGGGGTCGGCTGTGAGAAAGGTGTGGACGCTCAATTATGAGCTGCTGTCGGCACGCTGCGATGTCTCCGGCTTTGAGATCACGGAGGTGGAACCCCTGTGAAGACCGATTTTTGTAACCTTTTCGGGCAAAAAGTAACCGCTCCACAGACAAAGGTTACACGAAAGGTTACGCCCGAAAGCCGCAATATATCAACACAATTTGAGGTTTTCTTATGAACTGTAACTTTGTAACCTCAAAAATTAAGGGTATACGCGCGAGGGCTGTCAACGCGTATACGCGAGCGTGCGCGCGTATACGCGTATATACGCGAACCTCTATTTTTTGAGGTTATATGGTTACAAAGACCAAAAAGGTTACAAGGAGGCAGACTGTGGCTGAAAAAGAATTATCGGCAAAAATCCTGTGCTATCTCAAGACCGTGCCAAAGTGCTTCGCGTGGAAGAAGCACGGCGGTATTTACGGTACGGCGGGTATTCCCGATATTATCGCCTGCATTGACGGCAGGTTTTACGCCTTTGAGGTCAAAACGCCCGAAGGCAAGACAACTAAACTGCAAGAAGCGACTATCCGTAAAATCCTCGCCTGTGGCGGCACCGCTTCGGTCGCCCGCTCGATTGACGAGGTGCGAGCTATGATAAACGGCTCTCCGCAATGATTACGAAAACAAAGCTCTCTGTGAAAAGCATATCGCGGCGTGGATGTAATGCTTCTCTGCTTCATCGATGCGCCATATGGCCATTTTTGATGAAGGAGCTTAATCATATGAATACACCATATGAAAACTTGGCAAACGCCATTATCCTGCAGGCAGTCAAAGATTATCGTAACGACTTAAAAAGGCTGGCGAAGCATCCTTTTAACAGTGCTGCGTTGGCAGAAAAACGTGAAATTGAGCGGTTCTTCCACTCCGTCTGGTTTGCGGTGCTGACAAGTATCGACCCTGAACTGCTTATCCGCAGGCTGTGCGAGGAGGTTGCGTGATATGACCGCGAAAGAATATCTCGGACAGGCATACAGACTCGATCTTCGCATCCAAAGCAAGAAGAATCAGATCGCATCGCTGGAAAATATGATTATGAACTGCACGCCGGTCATTACCGGAATGCCCCGTAATCCCAGCCCTTCCGTGTCCCCAATGGCAGACGCTGTCTGCAAGATCGTTGACATTAAAAACGATTTAAAAGATGAGTTGATTCAACTTCTGAATTACAAGATAAGCATCATTGCGATAATCCACGGCGTGAAGAACCTCGAATACCAGCTGATTCTTGAAAAGCGCTATCTCTGTTATCAGCAGTGGGAGGAGATCGCCTGCGACCTTAATTACTCCGTCAGCTGGGTGCTGAAGCTTCATCGTAAAGCTCTCAGAGCTGTGGATGCTATCATGGCCGGGAAGGAGAAGAAAAATGGGCTAGCACAAAACGTCTGTTCTTGTCAGACGGAAAACTCCGAAAAGGATAGTAAAGTCCACATAAGTCCAGTTGAGTGCCGTTAAACTTTTTAGTAGACTATAATTGAAAAACAATATTGTCCGAGCCTCGCGGGAGTAATCCCACGGGGCTTTTGCTTTACCCGAACGGAGGTGACTTCATGCCAAAGAAACCCAAGCGAGCCTGTCAGCACCCCGGATGCCCCAAGCTAACCGACGGTTTGTACTGCGCCGAGCATCAGCGGCAGGCGACCTATCAATACAACCACTACCAACGCGACCCTGCGTCCAACAAACGGTATGGCCGCGCGTGGAAGCGCATCCGCGACCGCTTCATCAAGGCGCATCCCCTCTGTGAGAAATGCAAGAAGACAGGGCGCTTAATGCCCGCCGAGGAAGTACATCACATTCTTCCGATCTCCCACGGTGGAACTAACGCGGCAGATAATCTGATGGCGTTGTGCAAAACCTGCCATTCGCGTATCACTGCTGAGAGCGGCGCCCGATGGCACAATGGCAACGGAGGTTAGGTGTAAAAAGTTAACCTAACCAACCTGAAACGAGGTTAGGGATAAATTGTTGCCCTGACCAACATATATTTGGTTCGTCCCAAATTGTAGGGCTAACCTCTCCGTGGGGCGTCCAAATCCCTAAAACAAAATGATGCGGACAGCGGCGTGGGGTTTCGTGTTGAAAATCGCGCTTTCAAACGGCATATATCCCCGCACAGGAAGGAGTGTGATGTTTATGGCGAAAGACGGCACCAGTCGTGGCGGGGCGCGACCGGGTTCGGGGCAAAAGAAGAAGGCTATCGCCGACAAAATATTAGACGGCAATCCCGGTCACCGCAAGCTGACCGTCATGGAGTTTACAGATACGGCTAATCTCGCTGGGGAGCCGATGCCAGAACCAAGAGACTATCTTTCGGCGAGGCAAAAGGACGGCTCGACGACGCTTGCGGTAGATGTGTTTCAAAACACATGGTCGTGGCTACAAGCGCGTGGCTGCGCTCAGTATATCGCAACGCAGCTCATTGAGCTGTACGCGCAGAGCGTGGCGCGATGGATTCAGTGCGAGCAGGCTATCAGCGAGTTCGGCTTTCTGGCAAAGCACCCGACCACGGGCAACGCCATCCCATCGCCGTATGTGTCGATGTCGCAGAATTTCATGAAGCAGGCGAACAACATCTGGTTTCAGATTTATCAGGTGGTGCGGGAAAACTGCACCACGGACTATCGCGGCGCGACGCCGCATGACGACGTTATGGAGCGGCTGCTTACGGCAAGAAGAGGTGGTTGACTTGAATATTCAGAAAATCAAAGCCGAGCTTTTAAATCCTGCGGCATATAATCCCCGAAAAGACCTGAAACCCGGCGACAAGGAGTACGAGAAGCTAAAGCAATCCATTTCCGAGTTCGGCTATGTGGAGCTGGTCATTTGGAATAAGACGACCGGCAACGTGGTCGGCGGTCATCAGCGGTTAAAGGTGCTGCTCGACCTCGGACAGACGGAAATCGACTGTGTAGTCGTGGAATTGGATGAGCAGCGGGAAAAGGCACTCAATCTTGCGCTCAATAAGATTCAGGGCGACTGGGACGAAACAAAACTTTCTGCGCTCATGGCGGAATTCGACGCCTCCGCCTTTGACGTATCCCTCACCGGATTTGACGCCGACGAGGTGGATGCGCTTCTGAACAAGTTCTATTCGAAGGACGCTGTGCAGGATGATTTCGATGTAGATAAGGAAAAGGACGCTATCGAGGCGTCCGGCGAACCTCGTACAAAGCGCGGCGACGTCTGGCTGCTGGGCAATCACCGTCTGCTGTGCGGCGACTCAACCTCGGAGGAGGACTTCATAAAGCTCATGGACGGCGCTCACGCCCATTGCGCCGTAACCAGCCCGCCGTACGGCGTGGGCAAGGAGTACGAAAAAGTGGGCATCGAGCCGTGGTTTGAAACCATGCGCCCGGCTATCAAAAACATTTGCCGTCATGCGGATATTGTGTGCTGGAATATCGGTGACCTGTTTGCCACCGGCTCACAGTTTATTGAGCCGACGGAGATGTACTCGGTGCAGATGTTCGCGGATAACGGCTTCCGGCCTATCTGGATTCGCATCTGGAAAAAGCAAGGCATGAACTTCGGCGTCGGCCCCTATCACCTTGTCACCAACAAGCCGGTGCAGCAGTACGAGTACATTACCGCGCTGGCGGCAAACGAGACCGAGGAATACAACGATCAGGAATATCAATGGGTATCCGCATTTGCCGAGCATAGCTACAAGTTCGTAAAAAGGCTGACCAAGGACGAACGTAAGAAATGGGGATACGCAGGCATTTGGGAGATTTCCACTGTTCGCGCCAACAAGAACCATCCGGCGATGTTCCCAGTGGAGCTGCCGTGGCGATGCATCAAGATGCATTCCGATCGTGGCGGCGTGGTTTTGGAACCGTTTGCCGGGTGCGGTACGACGCTCATCGCCTGTGAGCAAACCGAACGCCGGTGCTACGCGATGGAGCTGTCGCCGATCTACTGCGACCTCATCGTCAAACGATGGTAAGCATTTATCGTCGAAAGCGCCGTCAAGCTGGAGGTGTGAAGATGGACATACAGAAAATACCTGCTGCAAAGCTGAATCCCGCCGCGTATAACCCGCGCAAAGACTTAAAACCGGGCGACCCTGAATATGAGAAGCTGCACCGTTCCATAGAAGAATTCGGCTATGTGGAACCTATCATCTGGAACAAACGGACGGAAAACATCATCGGCGGGCACCAGCGGTATAAGGTTCTCGTGACGCTCGGCTACGACGAAATTGACTGCGTAGTGCTGGATATAGACGAGAACAAAGAAAAAACCCTGAATGTGGCGCTCAACAAAATATCCGGCGAGTTCGATATTCCTCTTCTCAATGATCTGCTGAAGGACATCGGCGCGAGCGGTTACGACGTGTCGCTCACTGGCTTCGACGCCGTTGAGATGGGCGCGTTGTTCAAGGATGGTGTTATCGCGGGTATCAAGGAGGATGCTTTCGATGAACCGCTGCCGGAAACGCCCATTTCCAAGCAGGGCGACATATGGTTTATAGGACGTCATCGTCTCATCTGCGGCGACGCGACCAAACCGGAAACCTACGAGCGGCTGATGGACGGCAACCAAGCCAACCTCATTGTAACAGATCCGCCGTATAACGTGGATTACAAAGGCACGGCGGGCAAGCTGAAAAACGACAACATGGAGAGCGCCAGGTTTCACGATTTTTTGCTCGCCGCGTACCGCTGTATGTACGACGCGCTGGTGGACGGGGGCAGTATTTATGTTTTCCATGCCGACCGCGAGACGGTCAATTTCAGGACGGCTTTTGCCGAGGCGGGCTTCTTCTGCCATCAGACCTGCATCTGGATAAAGAACGCGCCGGTTCTGGGCAGATGTGATTACCAATATTGCCATGAACCAATCCTCGTGGGCTGGAAGCCTACCGCCGGGCACAACTGGTATGCCGACCGCAAGCAGCGCACGACGTGGAGCTTCGACCGTCCAACCAAGAGCAAGCACCATCCGACGATGAAGCCGGTGGCGCTTTGCGCCTACCCGATTATGAACAGCTCGCTGACAAACAGCATCGTGCTCGACCCCTTCGGCGGCAGCGGCAGCACGCTCATGGCCTGCGAGCAAACGGGGCGTATATGCCGCACCATTGAGCTGGACGAGTGTTACGCGGATGTTATTGTGAAACGGTATATCGGGCAAACGGGCTCGGACGAGGATGTTTACCTCCTGCGGGATACGCAAAAATTGGCGTATAAAGCTATCGAAAAGCTGTGAAATAACGCTTGCTATTTCACAACATCTATGGCTCTATATGTACTGCCAAACGGCAGAAAGGCGGTAAACGCGATGGAAAACAACACAATTAAGCTCAGGTACAACGTGACCGGCAGCGAGCGCAAGCGGCTGGTCGCAGCTATGGGCGACATTCTGGTAAGCAAACCGAAATACCTCGGCGCTCCGAGCTTTGCTTACGAAGTGGATTATTTCACAATCGACAAAAACGGCATTGTCAGCTTCGATGATCGGGCGGACAGCGAGGAAATTGAAAACCTCATCGAGCGGCTGCAAGAACAGGGCTTTGCGGCGGCTGCGGCCGATACGGAAAATGATGATATCGGGTTGGTCATCGAAATGCCACGCGCCTCCTTCACCGACACGACGCTGGAAAATCTCAAGCGGCTGGTGGAGAGCAAGAACAAGCTCATAAAAAAAGCGCTCGGCGCAGAAACCCTCGGCATAATGATCACAGACGACAAGGTGCGGTTCCCGTGGCTTGCGGATGGCACCGACCCGGAGACGGTCAAGGCCTACACCCATTTTGTTACGGCGCTGTGCGATATGGCACGGAACCAGAAACGCGTCACAGCGAAGGGAAAAGAAACCGGCAACGATAAATATGCGTTCCGCTGCTTCCTCCTCCGGTTGGGTTTCATCGGTGAGGACTATAAGGCCGAACGTAAAATTTTGCTCCGAAACCTCTCCGGCAGCAGCGCTTTCAAAACTCCGAAAGGCGGTGCGGACGATGAATAATAGTTTCCCGTCAAGAGAACTGGTGGAGAGTGTCCGCGCCCAATACCCTGTAGGTACTCATGTGGAACTTGTCAAAATGGACGATGTGCAAGCTCCGCCGGTCGGCACTCGCGGTACCGTCCTGGGCGTGGACGATATCGGCTCCGTCATGGTGCACTGGGACAACGGCAGTTCGCTTCATGTAGTTTATGGTGAAGACGTTTGTAGGATAGTTGGCGACGATATTAAGGAATAACAACATAGTATAACCAGCCGAGGACGCGCCGGAAACGGCGTGTACCTCTATAGATAGCTTTTGAGGGCTTGCTTTCGGCAGGTCTGTTTTTTATGCCCTTTTGGAAGGATCGGTTCGTTTGCGAAAACTGAAAAAGTATGCACCGACAAAATTTATGGCATCAGATTCGGTTTACGACAAAGCTGCAGCCGACTACGCTGTGGCATTCATTCAGGCGCTCAAGCACACCAAGGGCACATGGTCGGGTCAGCCTTTTGACCTTATTGATTGGCAGGAACGTATCATCCGCGACGTTTTTGGTATCTTGAAGCCCAACGGCTACCGGCAGTTCAACACGACCTACATTGAGATACCAAAAAAGAACGGCAAAAGCGAGTTGGCGGCGGCGGTCGCCCTGCTGCTCACTTGCGGCGACGGAGAGGAACGCGCTGAGGTCTACGGCTGCGCCGCGGACCGGCAACAGGCGACAATCGTATTTGATGTGGCAAAGGACATGGTGACCATGTGCCCGGCGCTGGCGAAGCGGGTAAAAATCATGACCACTCAGAAACGCCTGATTTACGTCCCGACCAGCAGCTATTATCAGGTGCTATCGGCGGATGTAGCGAACAAGCACGGTTTCAACACCCATGGCGTCATATTTGACGAGCTGCATACCCAGCCAAACAGGAAGCTTTTCGACGTCATGACGAAAGGCAGCGGCGATGCTCGAATGCAGCCGCTGTATTTTCTTATCACGACCGCCGGGGACAACACCAACAGCATCTGCTATGAGGTGCATCAAAAGGCCAAGGACATCCTTGAAGGCAGAAAACACGACTCAAGTTTCTATCCCGTTATCTATGGTGCGGAGCAGGAGGACAACTGGACAGACACAAAGGTGTGGAAGCGTGTCAATCCGTCCCTTGGCATTACGGTCGGTATGGACAAGGTCAAAGCCGCCTGCGAATCGGCAAAGCAGAATCCCGCCGAGGAGAACAGCTTCCGGCAACTCCGATTGAATCAGTGGGTTAAACAAGCCGTTCGTTGGATGCCGATGGCAAAATGGGATAAGTGCGCGTTTCCGGTTGACCCGAAGGTATTGGAGGGCCGTATCTGCTATGGCGGACTTGACCTGTCCAGCAGCACGGATATTACGGCTTTCGTGCTGGTGTTCCCACCGTTGGATGAAAGCGACAAATATCAGATTTTGCCTTTCTTTTGGATACCGGAGGACAATATTGACCTTCGGGTCCGCCGTGACCATGTCCAGTACGATCTCTGGGAGAAACAAAAGCATCTGCTGACCACCGAGGGCAACGTGGTGCATTACGGTTATATTGAACGGTTCATAGAGGAACTCGGTGAAAAGTACAACATCCGTGAGATCGCCTTCGACCGATGGGGCGCCATACAGATGGTACAGAACCTTGAAGGTCTTGGCTTCACGGTCGTACCTTTTGGGCAGGGCTTCAAAGATATGTCGCCTCCGACCAAGGAATTGATGAAACTGACGTTAGAGCAAAAAATCGCTCACAACGGTCATCCCGTCCTGCGGTGGATGATGGACAACATTTACATCAAAACCGATCCGGCAGGCAACATCAAGCCTGATAAAGAAAAATCCACCGAGAAAATTGACGGCGCTGTGGCGACTATTATGGCGCTTGATAGAGCGATCCGGTGCGGCAACGACAACAGCGAGTCAGTCTACAATGAAAGGGGTTTGCTGATTTTATGAGTATATTTTCAGGACTGTTCCATTCAAGGGATACGCCCAAAAACAGTCTAAACGGCAGTCGCTACAGCTTCTTTTTCGGAGGCACATGCTCGGGAAAGTCCGTCAACGAGCATACGGCAATGCAGATGACGGCAGTGTACTCCTGCGTAAGGATACTTTCCGAAACGGTGGCCGGGCTTCCGCTTCATGTGTACAAATACAACGACAAAGGCGGCAAAGAAAAGCACCTCGCCCACCCGTTATATAAACTGCTCCACGACGAGCCAAACCCTGAGATGACTTCATTCGCGTTCCGGGAAACGCTGATGAGTCATCTTTTGTTATGGGGTAACGCGTACTCGCAGGTTATTCGCAACGCGCGCGGCGAGGTCGTCGCCCTTTATCCGCTGATGCCAAATAAAATGACGGTCGACCGTGATTCAAACGGCCGACTTTTTTACTTATATCAACGAAGTTCGGAGGATGCGCCTTCACTCGGAAAAGACAGCCAAGTCTATCTCTCTCCGTCCGACGTCCTGCATATCCCCGGTTTGGGTTTTGACGGGCTGGTCGGGTATTCGCCGATTGCGATGGCGAAAAATGCTGTCGGACTTGCCATCGCCACCGAGGAATACGGCGCGAAGTTCTTCGCCAACGGCGCGGCTCCGGGCGGTGTGCTCGAACACCCCGGTACCATCAAGGACCCGCAAAAAGTGAAGGACAGCTGGAACTCCGCCTATCAGGGAAGTGGAAACGCCCACCGCGTGGCCGTGCTGGAGGAAGGCATGAAATATCAGCCCATCGGCGTTTCGCCGGAGCAGGCACAGTTTTTGGAAACACGGAAGTTTCAGATCAACGAGATTGCCCGTATTTTCAGAATACCGCCCCACATGCTCGCTGACCTTGAGAAATCATCGTTTTCCAACATCGAGCAGCAGTCGCTAGAATTCGTGAAGTACACCCTTGATCCGTGGGTGGTGCGCTGGGAACAGTCTATGTGCCGTACCCTACTCATGGAAAGCGAAAAGCCGACGGTGTTTATTAAATTCAACGTGGACGGATTGCTCCGTGGCGACTATGCCAGCCGTATGAACGGTTACGCCACCGCCCGTCAGAACGGCTGGATGTCCGCGAACGATATCCGGGAGATGGAGAACCTCGACCGCATCCCGGCGGAGTTGGGCGGCGACCTTTACCTCATCAACGGTGCGATGACAAAATTACAGGACGCGGGCGCGTTCGCCACTACTAAAAAAACGGAGGGAACCGAATGAAGAAATTCTGGAACTGGGCGCGGGATGAAGATTCCGGCGTCCGAACACTCTACCTTGACGGCGTTATCGCCGAGGAGTCTTGGTTTGACGATGATATCACTCCACAGGTGTTCAAAGCCGATTTGGATGCCGGTGAGGGTGATATCGTTCTATGGCTCAACTCACCCGGCGGCGACTGCGTGGCTGCAAGCCGTATCTACGCCATGCTCATGGACTACAAAGGTAAGGTTACCGTCAAGATCGACGGTATAGCAGCTTCTGCCGCTTCTGTAATCGCCATGGCGGGAACGAGCGTGCTCATGGCTCCGACAGCGCTCATGATGGTGCATAACCCTCTCACCGTGGCGATCGGCGACAGCGAGGAGATGCAAAAAGCAATAGCTATGCTGGACGAAGTTAAGGAATCTATCATCAACGCTTACGAGATTAAGACCGGGCAGTCACGAGCAAAGCTCTCCCATCTCATGGATGCGGAAACATGGCTCAACGCCAACAAAGCCATAGAACTCGGCTTCGCGGACGGCATTCTGGAGGATGAGAAAAAGCGTGTTCAGTCGGAGGCTGTTACCTACGCTTTCAGCCGCCGGGCAGTGACAAACTCGCTGCTGAACAAGGTAAAACCCAAG